TACCGTCTGCCGCTATAAAGGCGTTATCCCCTGCTGAGTATGCAGCCACAACAAGGGCAAAGCGTAAAGCCAGTAAGTCAGGTAAACAACATTCTTCACAACCCAAATCAATCGCAAAGAAAACCGCTAAATATAGGAGCTAACAATGCCAGATTATCCAAAGAAAGGTCAGCGCATGGCGAAGACTATGGCTAAGAAAATGTCAAAATCAAAAGGTTTTGCAACGTGTTCAGGCTGCAAGAGCAAGGCTAAGTGCAAAGCTGCTGGTAAGTGCTTGGCTAAAGGAAAGTAAATAGCGATGTGGTGCGAGCATGCCAATAAGAAGATTTGTTTTACAAAAAGTAAACTAATGCAACACCACACCGCTGATTAGAGTATTGATCAATGACAGGATTTGAGCAAGCAGACAAAGACCAGAACGGTCATGTGGACAAAGCTGAATGGGAGTCTATGCGTCTGGAGTTTGAACGTGAAAGGCTCATCGATGAAAACCTCAAGAGAGATTCGCAAAGACGTATGGCGTGGTTTAGCCTCATTGGTATGCTTGTTTATCCTAGTGGGGTTGTGGTGTCTAGCTTTATGGGTCTTGATAAAGCTGCTGATCTCCTCGCCTCTATGAGCAACATCTACTACGTCAGTATCGCGGCTTTAGTGGGTGCATATTTTTCTGTAACTAACCTCAAACTAGGGGGTGAAAAGAAATGATTGGTGCAATTATTGGTGCAGTTGGCGAGATTGCAGGGTCTTGGGTTAAAGGCAAAGCAGATGAAGCTAAGGCTAAACAGCAAGCCAAGCTTAGAGTCCTTGAGAACGAAGGCAACTGGGAACAGATCATGGCTAAGGGTGCAGCCAGCTCGTGGAAAGACGAGTGGTTCACTATCATCCTGAGCATTCCGTTAATCGGTGCCTTTGTTCCTGATGCTGTGCCGTACATCATGGCAGGGTTTGAGGCTTTACAACAAACACCTGAGTGGTATCAGTGGGCAGTGCTTGCGGCTATCTCTGCGAGCTTTGGTCTGCGCGGTATCAATAAATTCAAGGGGCTGAAATGACACTAGACGATTTAAAACTTCAGCTTGTTAAACATGAAGGGCTAGAGCTGATGCCGTACAAATGTACTGCTGGCAAGCTCACTATCGGGGTTGGTCGTAACATCGAGGATCGTGGTATCAGCTATGCAGAGGCCATGATGCTGCTTGAGAATGACTTGATGCTGTACTCGTCTGAGCTAGGCAAAGCCTTCCCGATTGTCAGAGAGCTTAATACTGTGCGCAAGATGACTTTGATCAACATGGCATTCAACCTGGGGCTGACTAAACTACGTCAGTTCAAGATGATGTGGGCTGCCATCGAGGACAATGATTTTGAAGTGGCTGCTCAAGAAATGCTTAATAGTAAGTGGGCTAGTGATGTGGGCAAGAGAGCACTTGAACTCAGTGAACAAATGAGAACTGGACTCTACAATGCGTGAGAAAAGAAAAAACGGACTGCTAGGTCGTATCGGAGTATCAGGCTACAACAAGCCTAAGCGTACTCCGAATCATCCCACTAAAAGCCATGTAGTCGTGGCTAAAGAGGGCGGCAAGACTAAGACCATACGCTTTGGTCAACAAGGCGTTACAGGCTCTCCTGACGGCTCTAAACGCAACAAAGCATTCAAGGCTAGACACGCTAAGAATATTGCCAAAGGCAAAATGTCTGCTGCTTACTGGGCCAACAAGACTAAGTGGTGATACTTGTAGACAGCCAAGATTGATTGTGTATAGTTAATCCATCGTTCCCGCAAAGGTCGATGTTTCTGATTCTTTTTTCATCAGATTTTCCTTTAGTTGACTTAGCCCCGTATCCTCTACGGGGCATTTTTTTGCCTGAACCCCTGCTAAGTCACTTAAAATTAAACACTTAAAGGGGGTTGTTAAGTACGTTTAACATGCTATAGTTAGCTTACTCCTTGAGCTTGAAGTTGTAGTTGGCACATTTGCTCCTTTGCTCTCAAGGATAAGCCCCCTATCCCTTCACTCTCCTGTGATTTGGATGTATTTGCAAGGGGGCTTTTTTATGCCTGATATTCCATGTAAGCCTTTATGATTTCCGCTGCGACTTGCGGGACAATGGCGTTACCTGCTCCCCTGAGTAAGCCCACTCGATTGGGTATCCCATAAGCCAAAGGGAAAAGCGCGGGTTCAGTTGGGATTTCTCTCCATTTGCCATCTCGGCATTGAATGGCACTTGATCCTTGATGTTGCTGCATCCAGCTTTTTGCTTTGCTCTTGCTAGAGCCTCGTCCGATCTCGGAGCCATCGAGTCCATCGCATTCGGTGTTCCCCAGGGAACCATTACTGGAGCAAAGTTGGCTAACTGTCCCATGTGCGCTCTCTCTCCGTTCTCCATCTTCTTGATGGTATTTGGAATGCTGTTGGCTCCCTTGTAATCCCTTGCTGCTGGCGTTGGCCACGAAGAAAAGTCGTTCCCTTTTGTGCGGGGCACCGACGCTGCAAGCTGGCAATACTGCCATTGCTGTGGCGTAACCTTCTGCTTCCATGTCAGCTTGTAGATCATCGAACCACTCTGTTCTAATTGCTGAGGCAACTTGCTCGCCAAATACTGTTGGAGGCGAACACTCTCTGATGAGATTGAAGAAGTGAGGCCAGAGGTGTCGCTCATCTTCTTGGGCTTTTCCACTTCCGGCAACTGAGAAAGGCTGACAGGGTGGTGATCCTGTCCAAACAGGTCGAGCTGATTCCCATCCTGCGAGTTGGAGAGCATAGCTCCAACCTCCGATTCCAGCGAAGAAATGACATTGCGTAAACCCTTCAAGGTCTGAAGGATCGACATCAATGATTGATCGTTCATCGACTTCCCCTTGTGGTATTAACCCATCAGCAATGAGCTGGCGTAACCAGCTCGCTGCAAATGGATCGAACTCGTTATAATAGTTCATTAAAAGGGAATGTCTTCTGATGGGTCTGCTTCCTTAACTGGAGCTGCTTTAGGCGCTGCATCCTTATCCTTTGGAGTCAGTCTTAGCTTCAGCACTGGTGAATTAGGCTTAGCATCCTCTGCTGCTCGCCATGCAGATACCCAATAATCAATACCGTCAACTATGCCGTTACCTTTGTAGTGCGGGTGCTTTTCTGTTTCACGGTTATCGTTCTTCCAGATTGCGATTTCATTGTTGTTATCGTATTCAGCCATTAAAGGACTCCTGCGACTGATGCCGCTGTTATTGTAAAAATGATACCGAGGACAAAACCACCAACAACGCCAAGGCGTATGTCAGAAGCTTTGTAATGGTTAGGTACAGTGAGTTGTTGTTTAGATTTGTTTTCTTCCCACGTTTTCTTGTGTCGATAAACGCAGCTAGTTGCTATCCCATACTTTTTAGAAATTTTATAAGGTGTCATATTAGGGTGCATATCAAGCAGCTCCCATACAACTTTTTCCATTGATCTTTTACGCATTAGATTCTCCATTAACAAGCAATGTAAATTGCTTTAGTTTGTTAGCGCCATCATGTTCACTATTGATGTACTCAGACTTAACGTAGTCTTTCACTTGAGGGTCTTCGCATAGCTCTTCATACACTTCTTTAGCACCAGCTCCATCGTTGTTCTCAAGGTGTAGATTGATTGTCTTGATGAAACGATTACGCAATGCCGCTGTAATAGGTGGCTTACCCTGAGCAGGTATATCCTCGCCACGATATATATACAGTCCAAGTCCTGTAGCTACGGCAACTGCCTTGACCAAGCAGCGTTGTCGAGCGTCACTGATCTGCCGTGAAGTTGGGTTGGGGACTGAGTTGTTTCGATGATCCATGACAGGTAGGTACATGATGCGACTGAACGCATGCTCACCTTCTTTAATGATGACAGTACATGACACCTCAACAGTGTCGTCTGGGTAATACTTAGGATCACCAAATTCGTAGTTAGATTCAGGGTAGTAGTCAGCCAGGGTAGCCCAGCAGTCACTCCATGAGAGATAAGTCAGATTCATTTTTTTGGAGGTTTTGTCATTCACGTTAAGGCGTGACATCTCCTGCCATACTCGGCGCTCAAAGCTCATAGTTTCTCCTTTAGGTTGTTGATCATGCAGTTCAACTTCCATTCCATCATGGAGTCGTCTGCGAAGTACTTAGTGTCCACCAATACCTGCAAGGCATTGATAGCCATCCACACATCATGCTCTGGCGGCATGTCAAATGGTTCTGAGATGTAATCGTTCTCAGTGTAAAGCTCGTCTATCTTCGTCATATCTATTAATCCACGCTTGTTCTACGTCCTCACGGACATGTTCAGTTAATTTGTCTTCAACCTCGTCACGCACACGCATGCCGAACTCAGCAGGATCAACCATCAAGATGGCTAGATTCATATCTGCTTGGGCATCAATGACGAACTCAGCGAACACATGAGGGCTGATCTGTATCAGGTTTTCAACAGCCTCAGCCAGGTCTAAAACGTATTCCCGTGACGAAAGGTATTGCTCGAATGCTTTTTCACGTTCACGGTCTTCAGGGGGATCAATATCGCGATCAGGCGTTTGCCAGTACATAAGCGGCCTCCACAAAAAGTTTGTATTCAAAGAACTCCGGAACTGTCATGGCGAACTCGCACATAGCTGACTTGTCGTTCTGTAAGTTCAGTTCAAGTGCTGCAATGTTGTAAGTAGTGCAGCGATCTAATGCCTTTTCGTAGTCAGGATGACCGTAGTTGAGGCGGGTAGATATCTGGTACATGTCGTGCCTCCGTAATTGGAGTTGTAAAGATAGCCTAACAAATGTTATCTTGCAACCCCTATTGCAAAAGTTTAAAAGCTCACCTAATCTATTGCAAACAATTACTCACAACTAAAGACAGGAGTCATTATGGAACAACCCTCACTCTATCTAAAGATTCAGCAGCAGCTCTCAGATCGAAACCTGTCGATTGTTGCAGAGCGCACTGGCATTGATCAGCACAAGCTATGGCGTATAGCGCGTGGTGTATCGAAGCGCCCGAAACTAGAGGACATTGAAAAGATAATGCGTTACCTGGAGGGCTAACATGACTCCAGAACAATTTGTATCTAGCCTCCGCAATGTAAAGAAGAGAGGCCGCAACCAATGGCTATGCAGTTGTCCATCCCATGCGGATGACGATCCATCACTAGCCGTTACCACATCAACTAACGGGAAGATTTTGCTCAAATGCTTTGCTGGCTGTTCAGCCTTAGACGTTGTTGATGCAATGGGTCTACGCTTAGAAGATTTATTTCCTGATGCTTATGAAGAAAACCCAATGGGTTTTGCTAAGCGTGAGATGGCAGCCCGTGAACATGAAAAGAACAAGCTTGATCATGCTCGAACCTTCTTGGCAATCCTAACGGCTAAGCTCCGTGATGGTAAGCCAGTGGATGAAGTTGAGTTAGTGAAGGCTTACAAACTTAAAGCATTACTTGAGAATGAAGGGGCGTTGTAATGCACCACTACCCATTTCATATAGGCGACTACAGATCGTCAACGGCACACCTCTCTGATGCAGAGGATTTGGCCTACCGCAGACTGATTGATTTCTACATGGATACCGAGGAAGAAATCCCACTTGAAACCCAATGGGTTGCCAGACGGTTACGAGTGGATACCCAAGTGTTAGAAAACGTGCTGCATGACTTCTTCTATAAGTCTGAAACAGGCTGGAAACATGAGCGTTGTGACCAGGAAATAGAGAAGTACCAAAAACGGGTCAAAGCTAATCAGGTCAATGGTTTGAAGGGAGGTAGACCAAAGGGCAAAAACCCAATGGGAACCCAATCGAAACCCAAACGAACCTTAACCAAGAACCAAGAACCAATAACCAATAAAGAAAATAAACAAAAGAAATTTGTGATTCCGACACTCGTTGAAGTCAAAGCGTATTGTGATGAGCGCAAGAATGGGATTGATGCCCAGGCGTTCTTAGATCACTACGAAGCTAACGGGTGGATGCGGGGCAAGTCAGCCGTCAAGGATTGGAAAGCCTGTGTCCGGACTTGGGAACGTAACGGTAATCACAAGCCAGCTAAACAGGAGGCGATTCAGTGGCTTTAATGGAACTACCCGACATCGATTTTGAAAAGTACTTAAAAAAGCGACAGAGCGATTTATTTCTTCAGAAGGTAGATAGACCTACCCAACACCTAGAAAAAGCCTTAGAACGGCTCTCAGGGCGCGAGAAGCCATACGGTGACACCCTTCCTTGGCATAAATGCTCTGAGTTTAGATTTCGTGACGGTGAAATGACTCTCTGGGGAGGTGTGAACGGCATGGGAAAAAGCTTAGTCACTGGCATGGTGAGCATCTGGTTGGAGCATCCAGTAGTGATTGCCTCGATGGAGATGCTGCCCGAAGCCACGTTAGCTC